GTCCATGAAGTTCAGGATTTTGCATCATCTGGCTTTGTTCAATTGAGGTGTACGCACGATCAGTCCATGCCGCGTACGATTTTGCCGAATGGAAGAAAGGTTTGAGAGAACCTGTGTGCCAACATTGTGTGAGACGTTCGACCATAAATGTGACAAGATCGATGAGACATGTCATGAAATCTACTTCGGTAGCAATCTGTTTTGCAGCTTCCCCGTAGACAGCGATGACGTTCTCCATAGATGTGGTGATACCAGCTGCTTGTAGAACACATGAAGAAAGTGCCATACTACATAATTTCTGAAGTTTGGCAACGACAGGAGAATTTTTGACAGCAGAATAATTATCCAACATCACACGGACATCGTCGAAAGCTGACGATTGAACATCAGCTTGACTACGGAAATAGCCAATTAGGTCCATGAGGGACGATCCCAGACTCTTCTTGGTGAAGAATCGGGTCACAGCAATGATGGTGCGGAAAACATCCGACATATTGTGTGCGGCACGCAGGCCTTGGATGAGGAAAATGATGTTCTCAAGAAATTCTGAAGCAAGTTCAGTATATTTGACATCAAGATCAGCAAGTTCTTTCGGTGTGAAATGATCAGTGATGCCTTTGAGGACAATGCGAAACATTGTTTCTGCGGCAGTTGTATCATTAGATTGAATGTTAGATTGAGATAAATCTGAATCCTTCAGGCATACCATTTTTTCGCTCTCCAACACATGAGTGTAGAGGCGATAGGGTTCCTGGACATCTGAAGCACATGAAGTGCTCAGTGTAGCGTGGGTAAAGGTCGAGTTGGTTTTGGTGGTTTGGGTTTTGGTGGAAAAGATAAAGTTCAACATAATTGTGGTAGGAGATTGCTCCCGAAGCCGGTCGACTTAGCATAGTTAGGTCGCTTCCACGGTTTACAAGTACTTGATCAAATGCTCAATAGCGAGATGATGAGTTGCTTGTGGTTTCCATAAGTTGTGCATTAGACATTCGTTATCGTCGATGATATCATAGCTCCCAAGTTCGTTAGGTCAAGCTCAATCAGATGATTAGGAAGAATTTTTACAAAATGTAGAATCCCCTAGGTTTCTTCGGATCTGGTCATTTCATGGGCCAGAACATATACTTCTTGTTCAGAGTTAAAAAAAAAAACTCAATGGTGATGGGCAAGGACAATATGCACAACACTTTTTCCAGCTAGAGTATTTATAAAAACTGGGATTGTAAGGGTTCTAACTGAGAACCAGTAAGAGAGACTTTGTTTTTGAAACTAAATTGCGAGATGTACGGATTTACATCAAAGAATACACGATTTACGCGCAATGGTAAAATACCAATAGTTTGTTTTGTTGTTTATATACGAATAGG